TTGAAAATTCCCATTATGCTGCTTGCCTTTCGTGGAGGGCTTGCCAGGTTTTGAGTAGGTGTTGGGTGACTTCGAGTTCGTCTGCGATGGCGGGGAGGTGGCCGTGGTGCCATATGGCGGCGGCTTCGAAATCGTCTGGGTTGATGAGTAGTTGGGCGGCGTATTCGTCGGCACGTCGTTCTTGGCGCTGGTCAAAGTGACCGTTACCAGTTGGGGTGTCACGGTGGGCGGCGTGGCCGAGTTCGTGTGCCAGCACGCTTTTGTATTGTCCGATGGATTGGCCGCGCCTTGTACTGATGATGCGCCTGTGGTGGTCGTACCAGCCGGGGTGCCCGCCGGTGTGGCGCTGTAGCTGCACGCCCATGCTTTCCGCGAGGAGGTGCAGCTCTACCGCACTAATCGTCATCCACATCATCCCTTTCCGCATCCTCATCCGGGCCGCTATAAGCAACCGCACTCAACGGCATTGAATCAGACGGGTTGGGCATACGGGCCTTCCTGCGGCGTTCAGCCAACTGATCCACTGGTTCATCTTCGATGAGTCGCAGGCGGCGGAGTAGTTCGTCGGTCAGTTCTTCATCGCTTGCTCGAGTTAGCGCGGTTGTCGTGCCGACTTCCTGCATCCACCGGGCGCTAATAAATCCGAGATCAACGAGGGCCACAACGGGGGACTCATCGTAGGCCTGGGCAATTTTGATGATGAGGTCTGCGCTTAGTTCATTCGCCCTCAACTGGCGGCCAAGGGTCGCATCGGAGATGTTTGCTCGGCTTGATACATGCCTGTTGGAGTCGCCACGAGTAACGCGCTTGTACCAATCGGTGTGCGTTTCTTTCATGCTTACAACGTATCAGATATACGTAAGCGCGTCAATGTGATAACCCTTTTACGCAGGCAGTTTGTAGCACTTTTGTAATTCGACTTGCGTAATTACGTGCAGTGCAGCATAATGATGAATGTGCAGCGAAACGATGCACTCATTTCAGAAGGAGCCACAATGACCGCAAAGTTAGACCCCACGGTTATCGACCAGCTCCGCGAACAGTACAACTTCACCAACTTTGAGCAAGTAGGGCAAAAGTTGGGCCGCACCTCGCACACCGTGCGCAAGTGGTACCGCGGACAGACTGTGCCCAGCACTCAAGACCTGGTGAAACTTCAATTTCTCACTGGTCGACCGTACGGCACCATGCTCGTCATTCAGAACACTGCCGAGCGCGCCGCATAGAAAAAGCCCCGCACAAGGGCGGGGCGGTAAACAAACTATTTAGGAGTATACATCATGGGCGAGTTAATCCCCATTCGTAACAACGACGGGCGCCAAGCCGTCATGGGTCGCGACCTACACGCGTTTCTAGAAATTCAATCGAACTACACGACTTGGATTGCCCGGCTAATTGAGAAGTACGGATTTATCGCAGGTCAGGACTTTATTCCAAAAATGGAAGAAAGTTCCGGCGGTCGCCCTTCTGAGAATCATGTTCTCACCCTCGACATGGCCAAGGAAATCTCCATGGTGCAGAACAACGACAAGGGACGCCAAGCCCGCCGATACTTCATCGAATGCGAACGCCGCGCCAAGGAAAAGCAGGCAGCAGCCCTACCCCAGGACTATGCCAGCGCACTACGTGAACTAGCAGCCTCAGTCGAACAAGCCGAGCTGGAAAAACGCCGCGCTGATGAACAGGAACTACTAGCACAACAGCGCATGCGCGCCATCGAAGCTCAGGCCCCAGCAGTCTCTAAAGCGCAAGCCCACTCTGACTGTAAGGAAACAAAAGGCCGGCAGGAATTTGCCCGAGAAGTGCAAAAGTGGGGACGCCAGTGGGGGTACGAAATCACCCAAGAGAACGTGTACCGACTCCTGCGCCGCAAAGGAATGCTCGTTTCCGGCGAACGCCGAGACCGCAATCATGCCACCTCCAAAGCGGAAAAGGCGGGGTGGGCAACCACCGCGAAAGGAGTAGCCGACAACACCGGAAAACCATGGGCCGCAGCCCGAATCAAACCAAAAGGCCAGGACATCGCCTGGAAATGGATAAACAAAGCCGCAGACGAATACGGCGCAGAACTCAACCCGAAGGAAGCAGCATGAGCAACGAACAGCGACTATTCCGCACCCAGATTCTTGAATACCCCGAATTTGAAACTTACTACGCATTCGACGAACGAACCGGACAGGAAAGCATCGAATGGACTTGCCCCGTGGGGTGGGTAGCCAGCGAAGAGTATGTGGAGCGGTTTAAGACAAACAAATTCTTTGAACCTGACACCAGCAAGATTTACCGCTCTAGGTCTTCTGCCAGGGAGCGTGCAGAACTACTGAACTCGATGGGCTATGTGGCAATTGTGCAGCGTAGTGCCCCGGTTGAGTGGCCAGAACGTGGAGAAAAGTCTGTGGATGATTACACCAATGTGGCTAAGGCTCTGAAGATAGTGAAGCGCCACGGCTTTGTGGTGAATCCGTAGTTAATCAGCCCGACCAGCAAGCAGGGGAGTGCAAGCCTCCCCACGGGCACCAGGCCGCCGTAAACCCAGCCCGGAACGGTAGGCCACGTTGTATCGAGAACTGAATTAGTGGATCAGCGCCACCAGCCCTTGTGGTGCCTGTGTTGACGGTGTAGCGACCTCGCACGGGCGTAAATGGTGGCGCGCATATAAATACCAGGCCTGAATGGATAAACACTTTTCTTTTACACCTACAACAGGGGCAAAGGAATGTGCTTGCAAAAGACTACTGGGGTTCGATTCCCCGGCAGGCCACTGGGGTGGGTGTGACGTTTAACTGCCGTCGTAAGTGAAGGTTGCGGTAATTACCACTAGCCCGCGCCTGCACCCACCCCCTGAATAAGACATAAGTGCGGCCCCCTACGAATTGGGAGTGTGGGGGCCGATCGTTAAGGCCCAATGAGGTGGGCCTTTTTAGTACGACACTCAAAAAGGGAGGTCTGTAATGGACACTACCACATGGCTGCTGGCCGATGAGGCAGCCGAGTACATGCGGATGGATCGTGACACTGTGTACACGCTTTTGCAGCGCAGCGAGTTGCGCGGCGTGAAAGTTGGCCGCAGGTGGCGTGTGCGCCGCGAATGGTGCGACGCCTTTTTGATGGGGGAGTCGGTATGAACTGGCTGAAAAGGCAGACAACTTAGGCCTGACAGGGAGCTGTGGAGAACACAGCTACTGGGGTTCGATTCCCCAGCGGGCTACTGGGGGAGTAGAGAGACCCGGCCGCTTCGCCTAGCGGGTCTCGTAAGCAAGCCACTATGCGCGGCCTGGCCGTCGGCCGCGTCGGCGCGCTCTACTCCCCACCCATGAGTAAAGCCCCGTGCAGTAGAAGTGCGCGGGGCTTTCTCAATCGATTTTTAATCCACCTCATCACCACAACAAGGAGGACACGATGAAGCCTATCACTAGCGGTGAGTGCATGAGCCGCCTCAAGGACTATGCCCTCGGCTGTGTCTTTGGTTCGGCCGTATTCGTCGGCATTCTGATTGGAGGAATCGCGCTATGACCACCTGGATTACTGCTATGAGCGCCATCGTCTTGATTAACCTGTTGGGCACTATGGCCCTGTCGGTGGTGGTGAACCACCGCATTAAGCAACTCGAAGATGACGCCACCCGCGCCTATTACCGTGACCGCGCTTTATCTGACGCTATCGGCAACCTGAATAAGCGCATGAACCACCACCTAGGGCTGACGCCGTCGGAGGCCCCGAACGCGGAAGAAGCAAGCCGCATTGACGATCTCCTGCGCGACCACACTCCAGGGGGCAAGCAATGACCCCACGGAAGAGCATTACTCGCGTGCGTGTCATCCAAGAGGAATTTGACCACTTCACTCGTTGCGGCATCTCCCGCGAACTGACCATTCGGCGGCTATCTCAGGTGTACGGAACCCCGGTCGAAACGATAGGGGATTACATCACGCCGGCGCGCCGTCAAAGGGAAGAAAGAAAGCTGATTAACGCATGACTTCGAGAATTCTTAAACAGCCACCACGCCCCGGAACAGACGAGTGGCGCCGCACCATGTCAGGCTCAAAAATCGCCACCATCTTAGGCTTGTCTCGATTCCAGTCCCCGTTCTCATTGTGGCATGAAATGGCCGGCAACGTTGAGCCGGAACCGTTTGATGAAGAGACTGGCGCGTGGGGCCATATCGCAGAGCATTCACTAGCGGAGTGGTGGAAGCACCACCACCCCGGATGGCAATTGAATGCCGGGAAACCAGGGGAGACGGAGATCACCTACAGTCGTGACGATCTCCCGTTCCCTAACTTGGCGACCCTGGACCGCCGCGCCATGAACCGCGCCTTTGGCGTGCGTGACCCGCGACGCTTCCACATTATCGAATGCAAGACTGCCCGCGACCTCGCAGACTGGGGGCGCCCAGGGGAGGATAACGCCGTACCCGCCGACTACTACGCTCAAGTTCTTTGGGGCATGGGGATTAGCGGTATTCACCAAGCAAGCATCTGTGTCCTGGGGCCTTTCGGTGCGCCGGAAATTCACGCTGTGGAGTGGAGCCAGCCGGTGTTTGAGGGAATGGTGGATAAAGCCGCCGAGTGGATGCAAACCCTCGAGGATGGGGAAGAGCCGGAGCTTAGCGATTCGCTGCGCGACTACACCGTAATCCGCGGCCTGCACCCCGACATTGATTCCCACGCGTCCGTAGATGTTGACCGTGACCAGGCCGTCGCGTGGCTGGACGCAATCACCGCCGAAGCGGAAGCCAAGAAGCAAGCCCAGCTGGCAAAAACTAACCTCGCGAAGCTCATGGGAAACGCGAAATACGCCACCGTGAACATTCCCGGCCGTGACAAGCCCGTGAAGCTGGCCGACCGCCGCGCCAAGCAAGGCGGAACCCCCTACGTCCAATTCAACAAGAAAGCCAACCTCGCCGATGCCTAACCCTAAGGAGCCCCTAATGCCAATTTGGGGAAAACAACTACCGGAAGCCAGTAGTGAAGCCCGCCAGTTCGCAGGAAACAACGCAGCTTTAGTATCCGCCCATATCGCAGCCGGATTCACCCGCGAAGAAGCAATCCACATCGTCACCACCGTCTTGGTCGCACAAATCAACAAGGAGCAGTAACCATGGCCAACGAAATCGCTAAGTTCAACGAGCAGGAAATGACGCTGATTGAACAGCTGGGGTACCAGCAAATCCCAGCCAATCACCTAAAAATGTTCTTTGCCCGCGCCGAAGCATTGGGGCTAGACCCGCAAGACCCAGGGCAGATCACTCTCATTGAGCGCAATACGAAGAACGGAAAAACCTATACTCTTCAAGTTGGTATTGGAGGCGCACGGCGTACCGCTCGACGTATCACAAAGCAGGAGGGCGGCACCTACCGCGAAGGCGACTGGCTATACAAGGGTATCGACCAGTCCACCGGGCAGGAAACGGAATGGCGCGACACGTGGAACGTATCCCGAATGGGATACCCAGAGTTCGCAAAGGCCACTGTGTACCGAGATGGCGAACCATTCTCGCATGTCATTACTTGGGATGAGTCCAAGCAAACCTGGGGACGGGAACGGAACCTAATGCCAATGTGGGAGGCTAAGCCCACTTTCATGTTCGGAAAGAACGCAGCCGCTGGCGCATTCCGGAAGGCATTCCCCGACCAGTTGGGAGATGTCTACCTCGACTCCGAGAGCTTCGTAGAAGAAACACCTGCACCTTTGCGCCATAAGGCTACTCGTCAGCAGCCGCAGCAGTCGCGTGGACTATCTGCTATCGCTGCGGCAACGAATACCGCGCCGCGGGAGGAGCCGGTAGATGCCGAGGTCGATGGTGACGATGAGTTCCTGGCCGACATTAAAAACACCGTGGCCGGCATGAGCTCCACGACGGAAATTAACGAGTTTGCTGACGCACTCAAGGCAGACGGTGACGTGCCAGAAGCCGCCAAGCAGATCATCATGGACCGCTACAACCAGCTAAAGGAGCAGTAAATGGGCTTCGTATTCGTAGACGAACTGCCCCCTATCCAAGGCAGGACCACGATTGACAATGAGCGTGCCGAGGAGCTTATCGACGAAATACTAGCCAACCCCGGCAAGTGGGCAAAGGTTCCCTACGTGTGGCTTTACCCGGACGCGGAGGGGCAGGCGGAAAAGAAGTTGATTGGTCGTGCGCGGAATCTTTCGAACAGGATTCACCGCGGCGAAATCCGGCCGTTCAGTGACTACCCGTGCGAGTCCAGGTCCCGCAAGACTGACTGTTACATCCGTATTAGTGCCACCAAGCGACAACTAAAGGAGATGGGCTTTTAATGGCAGGCGAAACCCCAATCACTATCGTCGGCAACATCGTCGCCGACCCCGAGCTACGCTTCACCCCAGCAGGCGCAGCAGTATGTAACTTCCGTGTTGCGTCCACTCCGAAGCGGTATAACTCGCAGACGAATCAGTGGGAGGACGGCGAAGCGCTGTTTCTTACGTGCAATGCCTGGAAACATCTGGCGGAGAACACAGCGGACTCCCTAGCTAAGGGCATGCGCGTCATCGTTACCGGCCGCTTGAAGCAGCGTTCCTTCCAGACCCGTGAGGGCGATAACCGCACCGTATTCGAGATTGACGTGGATGAAGTAGGGCCGTCTTTGCGCTATGCCACCGCTCAGGTAAACCGCAATCCACGGGAGGGTGGCGGTGGACAGCAGCAGCCCAACCCGGCGCAGCAGCAGTGGAACAACGCTGCCCAGCAGGGCCAGACAGCCACTAGCGGCGCGTGGCCCCAGCCGCCAGCACAAACCGGCCAAGACCAGACACCGCCATTCTGATGGGCTACATCGAGATTAAGGCCGCAGAGCTCCCCAACTTTAAGGGCAAACGTGTGGCCTTATTCCCCGCGGCCTTCGACCCGGACTCAATACCCGACCGCATTACCTACGCCGCCGAATACGACGGCACAGTCCACGGGGCCACCAGAGACGGACGTTTCGCCCTTAAAGGAACCTCCACCGTCCTCGTAGACCCCACCGCATAACCCCGCTGTTAGGACCTCCACAGTCCACAGGCGGGGTTTATTTCTAACCCCAACGGACTTTTATCCATGCCTAACCCCGACCACCGTGCCCGCGAAGATATGCGCGCTTGGCTGGAATCGCAAGACGTGTACTGCGCCCGGCCCGCATTCCTCGATGCACTCATACGCCTATTCCAATCCATAGAGAAAGGAGGAAAAGACGATGCCCCGAATCAGGACGATTAAACCCGAGTTTTGGTCCTCGCCGGATGTGGCAAAGGCGTCTGCTGTGGCGCGCCTGGCCTACATCGGGATGTGGAATTGGGCGGACGATTACGGGCGCGGAACCCTCAACTTAAAGGAGTTAGAGGGGTTCATTTTCCCCAACGATGACATCAAAGAACTTAGCGTAGGAACTTCCGAGAATTTCCGCCGCGTCGTGAAGGAAGTTGTAGACACCTTCGGAATCGTCATTTACGAGGTCCACGGACGCACCTACTACGCCATCCCAACATGGGCGGACCATCAGCGCACAGAACGCAAAGCTAAGTCCAAATATCCAGCCCCAGAAGACGGCGAAAACGTCTCTGACCAGTGGAGCGACGGAAGTTCCTACACTTTCCTACGCACAGCGTCGGAAGTTCCTACACAAGGCGGCGGAAGTTCGCGGAAACCGGAGCATAGGAACAGGGGAACAGGGGAAC